CCCGAGTGGACGTGACCGGTGTTAGACTTCCCCGCCAGCGCATCGACCAGGCCGGTGATGGCCGACATGGCCAGCGCCGGGATCCGGGCGGGATCGAAGACGCCGCTGTTCGTCTGGCTGGCGGGGATGTTGGGAAGCCGGGCCAGCGGCACCGTGCCCGAGGTGATATCCTCACCCGCATGGCTGTGGGCAGCGTTGGCCTTGGACGCCGGATCGAAGTTGCCGCTGTCCCAGAACTTGCGCCAGGCCGACCATGCCCCGCCGATCGACCCACGGTGAAAGACGTCCCCGCTCGAGGGCCGCGTATAGCGCTGCTCGACGGCATTGCCCTGTGCAAGGACCTCGATGATGCCGGCGCCGCCGACCGGATAGTTGGCGCCGTCCGTTGCGCCGGCGTCGAGCGGCTGGCGATAGAAGCCGGGCGTGACACACAGGTTGAGGTCGGAGCCCGAGGCCGCGAGGGCGCTGACGAACTGCAGCAGGACCGGTTTGCCCGTGACCTGGGCCCAGTCGTGGGAGTGGATCGCTGCGGCCTTGGAGTTCGGGTCGAAGTTGCCTTCGAACCAGAGCTGCTGAGTGCCGACGCGCGGTACGGTCTCGAAGGAAACCTGTCCCGTGGCGCGGATAATGGCGAACGGAATCCCTAGATAGGTGCCGTCGTCAGCGAACCGCATAAACTCGAGCAGGGAGCCGTTGTTCGCCCCGCTCTCGGCCGAGCCATTCGCGCGGATGCGCCAGCGGGTATTGGCCCCGGTCCTGAAGTTGATCTCACGCCCCGTGCCGGCGTTGCCGATCAGATCGAGGCTGGGTCCGCTCGCCCGCGAGATAGCGAAGGCACCCGTGAAGGTCGCACCCGCTAAGCTGGCCTTCTCCGCAAGCGCTGTCGCCAACCCGGTGATCTTGGCCATGGCCAGATCGGGGATCCGCAGGACGTTGAAAATGCCCGTCGTCACATGGCCGGCGTCGTGGCTGTGCGCCGAGTCTGCCTTGCCGCCGAGCAGGGCCGTCAGCAGCACCTTGAGGCGTGAAGGTGGGACAGCGACGTCACCCCGAATGCCGGCATCCACCTCGGCTTGATCGGCGATCTCGATGACACCCGGGCGATCAACCGTCGCCGGCGGATTGATGAAGTCCGTATCACCGAACTCGATCATGGCCGTAGTCAGGCTGGCCAGCACCACATCCACAGCGAGCAGCATGATCGAGGCCGAGGACTTCTGGACGATCGGCGCCGCCTGGCCGTAGACAGCGAACAGCGTGCCGTCCGAAAGGATCAGCCCGAAGCCGCGCATGCTGTAGGACTGGATCGACTCATCCCGGATGGTCAGGTGCAGAGTGTCGTCTGCGACCACATCGCCGGCGAAGGTGCTCAACCGCTTCAGCTCGGTCGGCAGAGCCGTCATAGCCGCGAAGTTTGCGCCCTCCATGTTGGCCGAGGTCAGGGCGACCTGACTGATCGTCAGCGCATTGGTACCGGTGTTCTGGGCATTGATCAGGGCGGCGCGCCCGACATTGGTGATGGTGATCGGCAATCCAGGCATCAGGCGGCCTCAAGCTGCAGGCGGTAGAAGTCGGCGGCGCGCGCGGCGGCGGCCAGGCCGAGACCGCCCTGGGCCGCGAGGCCCTGGGTGAAGGTGAAGTGGGCGCGAACGGGCTTGGTCCGGATCACCTCATCGATGACCTCCTCGACGAAGCGGGCCGTTGCGGGCTGCCCGCCCTCCCCGTTCAGGGTCAGGACCAGATCGAAGGTGTACGGCTCACCGGGCGGGTCCAGCTGCCACCATTCGCGCAAGGCGATCTGGCCGCCGAAGGCCGCAACGACCTGGCGCACCGAGGCAGCAGTGCCCTTCTTGCGCTGGATCTCGATGGCAGCCGCCACCACGTTGCGCTTGACGCTCTCGGACCAGGTTGGATTCCAGCTGTCGATCGACAGGGCATAGGCCAGCCACGGCAGGAGCTCGATCGGGCAGGTGTCAGGCCGCCACAGATCCCGTAGCGGGACCGGCACGTCCTCAAGGCGGCGCGTCAGGCGCTCGAGCGCCAGCTCGAGCGCAGTGGAGTTCTCAGGCGCCAGGCACTGGCTGTCTCGGACCAGGGGCATGGCTATTCCCCGAGACCGGCATGGGTGACGTCGATCGACGTGCAGCGGGCCGCCTGGGTGCGGGTCACGACGACATTGGCGGCGGGGGACACCAGGTCGACGTCCTGGACGCCTTCGGGCGACAGCGCGGCGATGATCCCGGAGCGCGTGACGTCGCGGCCGAGCCGGAAACATGCGGCCAGATAGGCATCCAGCCGGGCCAGGGCCTCCGCGATGACGACGGATGCATCCGGCCCTGCGAAGGTGGTCAGGGTAGCATCGACCTCGAAGGTGAGCACCTCGGCCGCGGCCACCGTCACCTGATCGGTCAAAGGGCGGACGTCCTCGGCCGAGACATAGGCCTCGACGGTGTCCAGAAGGGTCTGGTCGGGCACGCCATTGCCGAGGCGCGACAGAACGGTCACCAGAACCTCGCCCGGGGCCGGACTGGTGGCGCTGGCGTCCAGGACATCGCCAGACGCGTCGAGCGCTTTGGACACATAGGCACCCTCGGGACCGGCCACGGAATAGGCCTCGGGCGCCAGCAGGGCGCGCCGGCGCAGGGCGTCATCATCTTCCATAACGGCAGGTGTCAGTCCGTCGACGGACTCCGGCACGATGACCAGCCGCTGCACACCCAGCAGCGCAACGAGGTGATCAAGGTCGGACCCGACGGCATAGGCAATGGTGACGGCGCGCGCCGCGTCGTTGACCCGTTGGCGCAGACCGAGCTCGCGATAGGCGAAAATCTGGATGATCTTGACCAGAGGCTCGGACGGCAGGGTCAGCACCTGGGCCATGGCGGCACCGGCCTCGGGGCTGTCCTCGGCCATGGCGTCGATCAGCAGCTGCTTGGCCTCGGCCACGATGGCGTCAAAGGACAGGGCCTCGACGACTTTCGGAAAGGGCAGCTTGGACAGGTTGACGGCGGTCGAGCCGCTGGCCTGGCCGGCGAGGACGGACACAGTCGGGAACCTCTACGTCACGAGCGGGGGCCCCGTTGTCACCGCCCGAGCGTCTCGCTGGCGACCGGGGGCTGTTGTGCCGTGCGGTGCTGACAAATGTAGGAGGCCCTATCGCTCGCGACGCGGTCGCTCGCCGCGCGGGAGCTAGCGCCCTGCTCTACGCCCCCAGCCGAGGGCGTCGCCGGCATGATCGATGAAGGCGTTGAGCAGCATCGCCTCGTCGGACGGTGCGAAGCCGATCAGCTCGCGCTGCGGATAGTCGATCTCGGGGCCGTCCGGGGCGACCTGATCGCGCTCGCCATAGTGGTGGACCCGGGCGAAGCGGGACGCGCGCGAGGTGAACTCGACCCAGGCGGACTCGCTGTCCGCGCCGGCCTTGAGCCAGCGGCTGGAGCGCAGGCCCCGGAACATGGGCTCGGACCTGCGGCGCACCTTGCCCCGCACCCCTCGGGCGCCAGAGGCCTCTATGGAGGTTTCGGCCTGCCCCTCGGGCGGGAGCCAGCGGATCACGCGGGACTTCTTGAAGGTGCGCAGGCCATCGGCCTCACGGTCAAAGCCGACCATCGTCTGGCCTTGCTGGCGCCAGCTGCGCATATCGACCAGACGCGGCGGGCCGGACCCGCCTGACGGGTAGAGGAATCGGACAGGCCGGGTGGCGGGCTTGGCGGTGCGTCGCGGCTTGCGCTTGGGCCAGCTGGATCCATCGGGCGCGCGCTGGGCCGCCATGCGGCGCTGCTGAACGCGACGAATGTCGCCGGACATCCGCCTGAGCAGCCGGGTGCGCGTCGGCGCCTCAAGCGCGGCGAGGCAGGCGGCGGCGATCTCGTGCAGCTGGGCCAGGTCCTCGGCCATCAGGTGACCTCGGGATGCTCTTCGCAGCGGGCGATCACAGCATCGTCCAGATAGACGATATGCAGCGGCGGACCGTCTTCCAGGGCGAGCGGCTCGGGCGGTTCGAGATAGACCAGGTCATGGCCGCCGCCCGGGCGCGGTTCGAACCGGTAGGCCTCAGTCAGCCTGAGGTCGATGTGAATGTCGTACTTGTCCTCGTCGAGCAGCTCGAACGTCAGATCCATGCCGCGGGCCGTGGCCTCCGGGCTGGAGATCAGGTCATGTTGCCAGCGCTGGATCCAGAGCAGGAGCGGAACCGAGACCTCGGCCGGGTCGCCAGCGAAGTCCAGCATGGCGATCTCGAGCGTGTAGCGGTACTCGAACGCCTGGCCCGGCCGGGCCGAGGCGAACAGGCCCAGCTTGGTCGCCGCCATCTGCAGGCGGTAGGGATCCGTCTTGAGGCCATGGCGAGGGTCGAGGGCCGCGGTCAGGGCGGCGCGAATGGCGTGCGGCTTCTTCACGGCTCGACCCCGAGCGCGCGCAGCCACTCATCCTCGTCGGCATGTTCGCCGGCGTGGACGTCGACGGCAGTCTGCCGGGCGATGTCGCAGTGGACGAGGGCGACGGCCTGATCGACCAGCAGCTGCTCGAGGGTGTCAGCGGACAGCTTGCTCGGCAGCTCGAGCAGGCGGCACGGCTGGATCGCGCTTTCCGGCATCTCGCGCCGGGGCGGCGTCACCGTGACCGGCACAGACGGACGGGCGAAGGTCGCACAGCCGCTGCCAGGAATCGCGCAAAGCAGTACCATCGTCAGGAAGAGGGATCGTTTCATCGGCCTGGGCCTCACGTTGAAGGGCAAAGTCATGCGCGATCGCGTCGGCGGCCGCGCGATCGGTGGCGCCGCGTTCGATCAGGCGGGTGGTGTCGCGGGCTCCGGAGGCCTCGGCCGAGCGGGCCGCGCCGTCGGCGGTGGCGACCGCCGCCTTGCCTTCGGCCACCTCGGCCCGGTGCTCGGTCGAGTTGAACGGATCCCAGCGGAAGCCTAGACCGCCAAGGATCTGGACGCCGACCACGGCAAAGGCGATCACGGCGACCGCGATCAGGATCCAGTGGACCGGCGTGAACCCGGAGATGTCGCGCAGCTTCACGACGGGGCCAGCCCGATCAGGAGGCCGATCACCAGGCCGATCGCCAGAAGTATCCATGCGATGATGATGACGTGAGCGCCTTCGCCATAGGTGCCGATCGGCATCCAGCGATAGATCAGGGCGCCGACGATGACACTGATGATGAAGGCCCAGGCGAACCCGAACCAGACCGTTGCGGCACCACTGATCGCCACCAGGAGAAGGGCGCAGCAAATCAGCAAGGCCAGACCCAGCCAATCCCGCATGAAATCCGGCATCAGCGTGCTCCCTTGCGTTCGGTCCACCAGCTGGCGACGTCGAAGGTCGGGCAGGCCTTGACCCATTCGCCCGGCTCGACCTTGCCGTTGCCGTTGCGGTCAGGGGACAGGTCGCGGTGACCGCAGATGCGGGCTGCAGGATGGCGCGCCGCCAGTGTGTCGAGCAGCTGCTCGAGCGCGGCATACTGTTCGGCGGTGAAGTTGGTCTCGGCCGTCATGTCGGGCTTGACGCCGCCGACCAGGCAGATGCCCAGGCTGTTGGCGTTGTGGCCGGCCACGTGCGCACCCATGACGGTGTCGGCACGTCCCTTTTCGAGCGTGCCGTCGCGACGGATGACATAGTGATAGCCGATGTCGCGCCAGCCCCTGGCCTTGTGCATCGCGCGGATCTCGGTGACGCCGATGTCCCGGTTGGCGGGCGTGGCTGAGCAGTGAACGACCAGCAGGCTGATACGATTCATGATTCCGGTTCCTCTGGTTTGTCGAAGTCGACGTCGATCTCGACGCCACCGGCCTTGACGCCGACGCGGCCCGCGCGGCCGAAGGCCAGGGTGATCATGACCAGGGCGACGATTAAGGTGCTGGACAGGCCCATCCAGGTGGCACCCTGAATGCGGGCGAGCCAGACGGCCTCGCCGTCGGGGAAGCGCCCGTGCTGGAGCCACCACTGGACATGCGCGGCCAGCGCCGTGGCCACCACTCCGCCGCCGAGCATCAGGGCGAAGCGGATCATGGGCAGGGCCTTCAGCAGGCCGAACAGCTGACCAGGCTTGAGGCGGATCATGATGCGTCCCTCTCGAGGCGGTCGCGGATCCACGCCACGTCGCGCTGCACGGCGACCAGATCCCCATTGGCCAAGGGCTGGGTCCGGTCCTCGAGCGTCTTGAGGCGCTGCTCGCCCTGCGCACCGAAGAAAACCCAGCCGGCAACCGTGATCGAGGCGGCCCAGAGGAAGGCGACCTTCGACCAGTTGATCGGGGGATTGATCGGAAGGGTGTGATGGGTGGTCATGTCAGTCCCACAGGTTGATTGTGGGCGGGGTTGCCGGGGTGGTGGCGACCGCAGGGATGACGACGCGCTGGCCGGCCGTAAGGAAAGGCCCTTGGTCCGCGAGGTTGGGGTTGGCTGTCATCACCTGCTCGACAGCGGGCGATCCCTTGCCCAGGGTGCGATAGACCAGGGCGTCCACGGTCTCGCCGGCCTCGGCCTCGACGCGGATTGCGGAGGTGAGCCGGGCCATCAGAGCGCCTCGGCGATGACGCGGGTGCGGCCGAGGAAGTCCCGGACGGCCCAGGTGACGTTTCGCGTGTGGATGCAGATGTCGGCCGACAGCTCTTCGGCGCGATCGGCGCCGGCCGAGGTCAGGCGCGAGCCGATCTGACGCTCGGCCAGATCCGCGCCGACGACGGAATAGACGGCGCGATTGAAGCGCAGCACATAGTCGCTGGCGCCATCGACCTGCATGCGCGCCGGCACGTCCTGCAGACTGGCGTGACCCAGCTCGACCTGTTCCGCGCGCCAGTCGGCCAGCGCGGTCGCGATGTCCAGCATGGCCTGAGACACTGCATCCCGCAGGCGACCGGCAGTGACATTGGTGTCGATCCGGATGGCCTCGCGTACGGCGGTGATGTTCATATTGGGCCACCACCCGTCGAACACGACCGTATCCGCCTCCGGGGGCTCGACCGGGGGCGTGCCGTCAGTGTTTGGAGGATTGAAGACGATTCCGGACATGGCGTCCCAGAGGCGGAAAGATGAACCGGTCTACGGCGGTGGGGGACCGGCGCGACGATCGGCGGATTGGGACGCCGTCGTCTGCCGGTCCCGCCGCCGAGCGCCGGGGGGCGAAGGTGTCAGGTCCCTTCCCCGTCCTTTTCGGACGCGGACTGGGTCTCGGGTGAATTCTCGGGCAGCGCGCCGGCCTTCTTGAGGGCGCTTTGCAGCTGGCTGATCGGCTTCTTGACGCCGACCTTTTCATCCAGCTGCAGGGCGCGCTGATAGCAGCGCAGCGCCTGGCCCTGACGCGCCGTCAGGTCGTCGGCGTCGTCTTCCTTTGCGCCAGCGAGGATCGCCATGCCGAGCGCGCGGTGCAGCTTGGCCGTGATCTCGTCATGGATGTCGGCATCCACCAGATCGATCAGATCCTCGATGGCCGGCAAGACCGCGGCCGGGAAGGCACGTGCTGCGTCCTCGCCCGCCTCATAAGCGCGGATGGCGGCCTCGGAGACCTGCTCGACCACAAAGGCCGGGGTCTCGCGCTTGAAGCGGTCGGGCATGGCGAGATCGTTCAGCAACGCATGCTCGATCATGGGCATGGCACCCTCGAAGTCGCCGGTGTCGATGCGCCAGGCCATCAGGGTGGTGAAGACCTGGTCGAGCGGGCCCGCCGCGACCTTGCCCGCCTTGATCACGCCGTCGATCCAGCCGCCATAGGTGGGCAGAAGCTCGGCCTTGAGCTCGATCTTGCGCTCGATGGACTGGATATCCTTGAGGCGGCGCGAGTCCTCCTGCAGCTGCAGCATGATCTTCGCGGCCGCACTTTCCAGCTCGCGCTGGTTGGCGCCGTTGTCATTGTCGCCCATGGCCTGCAGATCGACGCCGCTGGCTGCCAGAACGCGACCGGCGCTGGCCGCGATCAGGAAGTGCTTGCGACGGGCCGCGGGGGACGGCTGGCGACGCCCCGCGCGGGGCAGCGGCTGGTCCATGTCGGCCAAGACAGCCGGGGAAGGCCTGGCCTTCTTGCGGCCACGCGCCTTTTCGGCGGCCTGATTGGCAGCCTCGGCCTCGGCCGCTATCCGGGCTTCGGCCTTTTCTCGGGCAAGGGTGGCGATGGACTTCACGGATCAGGCTCCTGGAGCGGTTGGGGACTCGGCAACGATGGCCGGCCGAGGGCTTAGCCCGCGGGCTCAGGCGTCAGGCCGAACTGGATGTTTTCGATCAGCAGGGCGTAGTCGTAATCCTCGACCACATAGGCCTCATTGACCGACTCATAGGTCTCGATCCGGTCGCGCTTGGCGTTGTCCACGATGGTCCGGCGACGGGTGTTTTCCTGCTCATAGATCGACAGGTTGTCGAAGCGGGTGATCAGGATGGAGTTGTCCGGCACGAAGGGCACCTTGACCGCGCCATGGCCGCCGAGCTCGCGCTTGGACAGGATGACGTCGAGGGCCAGCTTCTCGGTCGGCTTCTCCTCGCGATCGACGAAGGGGAAGTACTTGTCGTGGAGCAGGCCGCCGCCGACGATGGCGACCAGGCCGGTGTCACCCTGGGCCCAGGCGGGCAGGAAGGAGTGGACGGCGTCGAACACCAGGGCGTCGAGGTTGCGATAGTCGCCGACGCCGGCGGTCGGATCGATGATGATCAGATCCTCTTCCTTGGCACCCTCGGCGAAGACGTGGGTCGACTTGTTGGCGCGGATCTGTTGCAGCCAGCCGACATTGACGTCCTGCAGCAGGGGGTTGGTGCCGCGATTGGTGACGGTCGCGGCCGAGGTGCCGTTGAAGCCGATCATGATGCGATCGCGGGCCTGTTGCTGGATGACCTGGTTGCGCATGCGCAGCTGGAAATCCTTGAACTTGGCCCAGAGGTCGATCTTCGAATATTTGACGTGGGTGTCCGAGTTCGTCTGCTTGCAGGTGTACAGATCGTTGTCGAGCGTGGTCGGGTCCTGGGTGGCGCGATCGGCCGCATCGGTGTCAGTGCGGCTCGCCAGGGTAGAGCCGATACCCAGGCCCAGCTTCTCGGCCTGCTGTTCGGACACCGGGACGATGTTGATACGGGTGAGGAACTCGGACGACTCGCGCTGGCGTTCGATCAGGGTCTGCTGCACCGAGGGCGTGACGGTGAAGCTCTGACCCGCGCGCACGACGTCAGGGTCAACGCCATTCAGGGTGGCCTGCTGAGCGAGGTATTGATTGAACTGCAGGCGGGCGGCGTTGCTGAGGGCGTTGCGCATGTCGGGTTTCCAGTCGGGCGATGATCAGGGGGGCGGTGCCGGAGGGCGTTAAGGGACGGACGGGTGTATTCAGCAGTCGGCCAGCTGGCTGCCGGTTTCGCTGCCCGTCGCGGCGGGGCGCTGCGAATAGCCGGGGGACGGAGTGTTCTCGATCTGGGCTGTGAGGCCGGCGAATTCGCTCTGAAGGCGGGTCATGTCGGCGCGGTGTTGGGTGGCCAAGGCCTCGCGATCGGCCTTCATGGCCGCGGCCATGTCAGCGAACAGACCGGTGAAGCCCTGGATCATGGCGGCGTTCGGATCAGCTGGCGGGGTTTCCGGCTGTTGCGGCGCGGGCTGCTCGGGCTTCTTGCCATCCAGCAAGGCCGAGAACTTGGCCAGCACCTTGTCCAAGGCGGACTCGGTCGAGGCGTTCGGCGCGGCCTCGAACTCGATGGTGGTCTCGATCAGGGCCGAGAAGAGGCTGGTCGTGTGCTGTTTGCGCGCATCGAGGACGGCCTTCAGCTGCTTGGCGAAGTCATTGTCGGCCTTGGCCGTGAACTTCAGGGCCTCGGTGCCCAGGCTGGCCGGGTTATCGGTGACTGCCAGGCCCATCAGGTAGCATTTGCCGGTGCCGGCGAAGTTGGGCTCGATCTCGATCGAGGTGTAGATCTTCTGGCGGGCCCGGTTGAACTTGACCAGCTGATCGGTCGGGTCGACCTGGGCATAGAGCGCCAGCCGGGTTTGATCCTTGTCGTCGATCTTCAGCGTGACTTCTTCGGTCCGGACCGCCAGGACGTCGCCATAGGCGATGAAGGGGCCCTCAGCCGAGAAGCCCTTGATGTGCTCCATGTTGACCCGGGCGCCGAAGGTGGCCGGATTATAGCTGGCGGCCATCTCGAGTAGCCAGTTGCGCTCGATGGTGCGACCGTCCGAAGCGGTGGCCCCCTCGACGGCAACGCGGAACCATTTGGACTTCGGGGTGGCGGTCGTATCGGACATCGGGGCCTCGGGTGATGGGCGTTCGAAGCGCCGGATGCGGCGCGGACTGATCGAGGCGCAGATCACCGCGTCGGGGGGCGCAATCTCAAGCTGGGGCTGTTGTGCCGTGCGGTGCTGACAACAGGGGGGCGAAGGGCCGTCGCGCGCGCGCGGTTAGCGTCCGCCCCGATGAAACAGCGGCCCACCAAAGCGGAAGGCACCTCAGCGAAGCGCGCTACCGCTCCGCTGCTTGAGCGCGGCGACGGCGGTCCCGACGACCTGGGGGCGATGCTGGCTGCGAACAGCGGATTTGGGTTTCCGGTCGCGGCCATGCTGGATGCGCGGCGCGCGGCCAAGTTCCTCTATTGGGCCTGCTGGCGGCTGTGTGACATCGCCGATCTGCTGGGCCTGCCCGAGGGCACGATCGCCAGCTGGAAGGCCCGCGAGGCGTGGGACAAGGCTACCCCGCTCGAGCGCATGGAGGGGGTGACCGAGGCCCGCTACATCGCCGTCGCCATGAAGGACCGGAAGTCCGGCCTGGACTTCAAAGAGCTGGACCTGCTGGGCCGCCAGGCCGAGCGGTTCGCCCGGGTCCGCAAATACGAAGCGGGCGGCAATGAAGCGGACCTGAACCCCAAGGTCAGCAACCGAAACGCCGGGCCGAAGAAGAAGCCGTCCCGGAACCGGATCACGCCGGACCAGGCCGCGATCCTGAAGGCGCGGTTCCTCGAGATCCTGTTCGACTATCAGGCGGGCTGGTGGTCGAAGCGGGAGCTGCGCAGCCGCAACATCCTGAAGAGCCGGCAGATCGGAGCGTCATACTATTTCGCGCTCGAGAAGCTGATCGTCGCGCTCGAGACCGGAAAGAACCAGATCTGGCTGTCGGCCTCGAAAAGCCAGGCCCATATCGCCCGCGGCTATGTCCGGGCGTTTGTCATGGAGACGATCGGGGTCGAGCTGAGCGGCGATCCGATCCTGATCGATCGGGGCGAGGATGATGACGGGCGGCCGCTGGAGCAGCCGACCCTCTATTACCTGGGCACCAATGCGCGGACGGCGCAGGGCTATCACGGCGATTTCTACTTCGACGAATATTTCTGGGTCTTCGGCTTCCAGGTGCTGAAGAAGGTCGCCTCGGGCATGGCGATGCAGAAGCGGTACCGGAAGACATTCTTCTCGGCGCCGAGCTCGGTCACGCACGAGGCCTATCAGTTCTGGACCGGTCAGGAGTGGAACAAGAAGCGGGCGAAGGATCGCCGCATCGACTTCGACACCAGCTGGAAGGCGACCAAGGATGGGCTGTTGCTGCCCGACCGGATCTGGCGCCAGACCGTCACGATCGAGGACGCCGAGCGCGGCGGCAACGACCTGTTCGACCTGGAGGACCTGCGCGACGAGTATTCGGCGCCGGAATTCGCCAACCTGCTGATGTGCCAGTTCGTCGACGACACCCTGTCGGTGTTCCCGATGACGATCCTGACGCCGTGCATGGTCGATGAGCAGGAGGTCTGGCCCGACGTCGACCACGTGCGGATCACCCTGGGCTTCGGCAAGCCCTATGACGGCGAGGTCTGGCTGTCATACGATCCGAACGGGGATGGCGAGAACGCCGACGCCGCGGGCCTGATCGTGCTGGCGCCGCCGAGAACGCCCGGCGGCAAGTTCCGCGTGCTGGAGCGTCGGCAGTTCAAGGGCAGCGACTTCACCGAGCAGGCCGAGGTGATCCGCGAATACACCAAGCGCTACAACGTCACCAAGATCGACATCGACAAGACAGGCATCGGCAATGCGGTCTTCCAGCTGGTGCGGACCTTCTTCCCGCGCGCGACCGGCCATCAGTACGACGCCTTTGTGAAGACCCAGATGGTCTACAAGGCCCTGGACGTCGTCACCAAGCACCGCATCGAGATCCCGGCTGGCTTTACCGACCTGCTCGGCGCGCTGATGGCGATCCGGCGGACCATGACGGCATCGGGCCGGCACGTGACCTATGAAGCCAGCCGCACCAAGAACAGCGGGCACGCCGACCTGGCCTGGGCCCTGTTCCAATCCCTGATCAATGAACCCATCGAAGCCGCCATCGGAGGCGGCTCGAGCTCTCGCGTGGTGATCTCTGATGACTAGCCCCCTGCCCCGTGCCCGCCAGCTGGCCCGCGCCCGTGCCCGTAGCGGCGTCGACGCCATCCCGCGCGAAGAGCGCGGCGAACTGTCGATGGCCGCGCGCATGTCGCTGGACCCGTCACCCGGGCCAGCTCTCGGCCTCGAGGCCTCGACCGCCACGGCGACCGCCTTTGCCTTGGGGGATGCCGAGCCGGTGCTGAACCGGCGCGACCTGATCGAGTGCCTGGATTGCTGGGAGGTTTCGGGCGTCGGCGGTCGCTACTATCAGCCGCCGATCGATCAGGCGGTGCTCTCGCGCGCGATGAATGTGACGTCGCACCATGCCAGCGCGTTCCGGGTGAAGATCAACCAGCTGGTCCGCGACTTCATTCCGCACCCGATGCTGAGCCTTGAGACGTTCGAGGGGCTGGCGCTCGATTATCTGGTCATGGGGCAGTGCTATGTGGAGCAGGTCACCAATCTGGTGAACCGGCCCATGGCGCTGCGCCGCAGCCTGGCCAAATACACCCGCCGCGGCGTCGAGCCCGGGGCGTTCGTCTTCCTGGCGGCCTATATGAAGGAGCACTGGTTCCGGAAGGGCGCTGTGCTGCAGCTGATGCAGCCCAGCCTGGATCAGGAGATCTATGGCGTGCCCGACTATCTGAGCGCCCTGCAGTCGGCCTTCCTGAATGAGGCGGCGACGCTGTTCCGGCGCCGGTACTACATCAACGGGGCCCACGCCGGCTTCATCCTGTATGTCGGCGAAGGCGGGCTGAGCGATGCGGACGCGGCCGCCATCCAGGGCGCCGTCAAGAACACAAAGGGCGTCGGCAATTTCAAGTCGATGTTCGTCCACCTGCCGAACGGCAAGAAGGACTCGATCCAGATCCTTCACCCGGGCGAGGCGGCGGCCAAGGATGAGTTTGTCGGCATCAAGAACGCCACGCGCGACGACGTGCTGGCCGCGCACCGCGTGCCGCCCCAGCTGTTGGGGGTGATCCCGCAGACGGCAGGCGGGTTCGGCGACGTCGAGAAGGCCGAGGCCGTGTTTCACCAGGCCGAGATCATCCCGCTGAAGATGCGCCTGCGGGCGATCAATGACTGGCTGGGGATACGCGTGGTCGATTTCCGGGAACGGTCCGAGCCGAGGCGCGAGATCTAAGCGTCAGGATCGAGCATGCCCATTCCGGCCAGCGCCTCTGCAGCCAAGATGCGGAGCGCTTCCGGACGGCTAATGCCCGGTCGCTCTTCCACGATGAAGCGGTCAACGGCAGCCATCAGGGCCGGCGGCACCTTGACCATCACTGCTGTCGATCCGATCGGCGGACGCCCCATATAACCGATATCCGTTATTGACAGTCGAAAGCGTAATGGATATCGGATAAGGCAGGCTGGAGCAAGGCGGCAACCTCGCTCCAGCCCTGACCTGAACCTTCGATCCATAGGAAATCGACATGGCACAAGCTGGACGAACCAATACCACACGACGCATGGTCTTGGGCAGCCTGTTGGGAGCGCCCGTTGCTATCACCGTCCCGACCCCAGCATCGACCCAGTGCGCAATGCCCCAGCTGCCCGAAGGATTCATATGGGTGAGCGTGCGCGAGACGTCGTGGAACGCGCTGCTTGAAGCGGCGCATGGACTACAAAAGCTCTGATGGCGACAAAGCCGATCCCTACGGGCGCTAGGTTTGGGCGACTTACATTCGTCGAGCGCTGCGCCTCACTGAAAGGCGAGTCGCGCGGCCTGTTTCGGTGTGACTGCGGCCAGTCCAAAGAGATTAATCTCGCCAGCGTCAGATCCGGACGATCAAAGAGTTGCGGCTGCGGACACCTTGACGGCTTCCGTTCCCGTCGACGAAATCTTGAGGGGCAGCGCTTTGGTCGCTTGGTGGCGATCGCGGCCTTCGATCCAGGTCAGTTTGCGCGAACGATGTGGCGATGCCGATGCGACTGCGGCAATCCGACGACCGTCCAAACGCAGAACCTCCTATCCGGCCACACCGCCAGTTGCGGATGTGCAAAGGTCGAACATACACCGGCGAACAAGACACACGGTCGGTCAATGGAGCGAGGCAAGTACCTCACCTATCGAAGCTGGCAGTCCATGATCGCCCGCTGCGAAAATCCGAGGACGACGCGCTTCGAATGCTGGGGTGGCCGTGGCATCAAGGTATGTGACCGGTGGCGCCATAGTTTTCGCTCGTTCGTTGAAGACATGGGCGAGCGTCCGAGAGGCCTCACGCTGGACCGGGTCGATAATGACGGCGACTACGAGCCCGGCAACTGTCGCTGGGCCACGCCGAAGGAGCAGGCGGCGAATAGGCGGCGGCGCGGTAAGAAGTGATTTGTCAGCACCGCACGGCACAAACGACCGGGGCTATCCGGGATGAGGGCTGGTGTGATGGACCGGCGCCGTCCCCGGTTCGATAGAGGCGGGGGCCGGGTGCGCTAACACCCGAGCCGCCGAGCAGGAACTCAGCACGTCCAGGGGTGCACCCCCTTCTCGCCCCGCCACCGGCCTGACCGGCGGGCGCCATCCGTGATTGAGTCGTCCGTGAACGCAACAACCCATCTGCCCGTGAACCCTGTTTCCCCGGTCGCCGCCTATATCGGCGGCAAGCGCAATCTGGCCCGGCGCCTGTGCGCCATGATCGAGGCCACGCCCCATGATGCCTATGCCGAAGCCTTTGTCGGCATGGGCGGCGTTTTCTTTCGCCGGCGCACCCGGCCGAAGTGCGAGATCATCAATGACCTGTCGGGTGAGGTGGCGAACCTGTTCCGCTGCATGCGGGCGCACCCGGGCGCGCTGTGCGACCTGATCAGCCTGCAGCTGCACTGTCGCGCCGATTTTGACCACCAGCAGCGGGTGGACCCGACGCAGCTGACGGACCTGCAGCGGGCCGCGCGGTTTGTGTTCCTGCAGAAGGTGGCGTTCGGCGGCAAGGTGACCGGTCAGGACTTTGGCATGTGCCGCGATCGGGCCAGCCGATTCCAGGCGTCAAAGGTCGGGGCCGACCTAATGGCCGCAGGCGGTCGCCTCGAGACCGTGGTGATCGAGCAGCTGACCTGGTCGGACTTCATCCGCCGCTATGACCGGCCGGGGATGCTGTTCTATCTGGACCCGCCGTATTTCGACTGTGAGGGCGACTATGGGCCCGGCATGTTCGACCAGGGCCAGTTCGAGATGATGGCCGAACAGCTGGCCGGGATCCGGGGCCGGTTCATCCTGTCGCTCAATGACAAGCCCGAGGTGCGCAGGATCTTCGGTCGGTTCAACATCGAGGGCGTGGGCACGCACTACAGCCTGCAGGGCAAGGGAGCGAAGCCCGCCGGCGAGGTGATCATCACGGGCGGGGGCTATTGCCCCTGACCGGAATGTAGAACAAAACGGGGTCAACCCCGTTGATTTTTTTCGCGCGCGCGGCGATGACCGGAGCGGGTCGGCAGTCAGGACGTGGTGATGGGCCGATCAGCTGACCATTCGCCGC